GGTTGATAGCTTCGTCAATGTTAGCAATGAACTGCGAACTGATTAGCAAGTCGTCAATAGTAACGATACGCTCACCAGCACGAATCTGCCCACCAGTAATCTCATTTCCGGGGGTCAGGTATTCAGCAGATGCACGGCCTGTCATTGGGAATGAAGCAGACTTACCTTTTGAGATTGTACGAGTGCGTACTTTGTCCATAAGGACTTTCTTTTCCTCAAAGGCTGTTAGGACTTCGCCAGCATACAGCTTGAGAAATAGGTCACGTACGTCACCTGTGTTGTTATTCTGGCCTTGGAAGCTTACGCTATAGGCCGGATTTGAAGCAGCTTGTGCCATTTGTAATTACTCCTTAGTGAGTATAATGTTGAGTTAAGTACACTCTGCATTACACTACATCCTTTCTCCAAGATTGTCCCTCGCAAGGGGTCAGGGGTAATCGTTTGTTATGTTAGCTTCGTGTTAGGGATGTTATCCCTTCTAGGTACACCGTAATGTAACTAGAAGGAAGGGGGACATACATCCCCCAACCCCATGCAACAATGTTAGAACAGGCTAGAACGAGCCAACTTATCAGCGACTGCTTGCCTGTAGGCAGGGTCTTGCGCGTATTTGGGGTCACGCATAGCAGCAGTTAATTCTGCATTGCTATTGAACTTCCCACCTGACACTTCACCTGTCCCACCTTGAAGTAGGGAAGGTTCCGCATTAGTTCGATACCTTGCGCTTAGACCTTGGATGGCAAACTGAATTAAGTTTGCATCTTGCGTTTCCATTGTAGCATTAAAAGCATCAACCTCTGCCTCAGGAAGATTGTCTGCTGCCCACTGTACCATAGCAGAGTATTCCTCAGCACCCCCAACAAGGGACTGCATATTAGAAGTCATCTGAGCCGCAACAGCGTTCTGACCTTCAATCCATGAGTCAACCATAGCTTCTGGAAAGCCAGCTTCCTCTAGGGCTTGGTATGCTTCTTCTGATAGAGTACCATTCTCTGCGTACTCCTGTTGGAATACGTCAAAGTCTAGTCCTCTTTCATCAAGTAACTCAGAAACCTCGTTTGCTGTCTGACTAACATCTTCTGTCTGACTGTCTGCTTCTTGTTGAGCCTCAGCTTCTGAATTACTACCTAGTTTACCTTCTAGTGCAGAGTAGGCTTTAGCCATATCCTCTGGTGATTTGAACTTTTCAGGCAACCATTCTGGACGTTCAGGGTCTACTTGAGTACCCTCAACCTTAGCCAGCATAGCGTCAACATGTTCTTGTGACTCTGCTGGTTCTTCTTGATAAGTGTTTACGGCATCTGCCATGTGTTACTCCGTTTCTACTGCGCCTTTAGCTAGCTGTGGTGCAGCACCCTGTGCCATACCTGCTGCTGTTTGTTCTAACATTTGTTGTTGCATCATCTGCTGTTGCATCATCTGTTCTTGTTGCTTCTGTTCGTCTGACTTAATAAGTCCTGACGTATCAATACCAAGAGATGCTGCAAGTCTGTCTATGTAATCACCAAGGTTCATCTCACTTTGGATAACTTCAGGACCAAGTGGCTGAAGATACTGCAAGAAAGCTGCAAGTTTATTAAGGTCTTGCCCACGGCCTAGTGCTTCGATACCAGTTACGACAGTAGGTTTAACACTATCCCTTGGCATCTTAGGCATCTTGCCCTGTGTCTCCAATGAGGTCAACAGCAAGTTAATCATAGGCAACTGGAACTCTTGTGATAGAACTGAGTAAACGCCCCCAAGCGCAGTCTCTAGTTCTTGTGCCATAAAGCGTACTTCTTCGGCTGTGACACGATCAGCATTACGCTGTACAGCACTGTTCAACAGGAAGGCCGCAGCCAGTCTGTCGTTGATCATACGCATAGTTTCTAATGCAACACGGAAATCACCTGACTTCTGTACTTGCATAGCTGAGACATCGTTAGCATCACCAGTTACAAACGCACCGTTGGGTGCTTTGGATAGCTGACTAGTCTTGGTTGTACCATTAGGACGTACCAAAAATAGTAGCTTTGCTGATGCAGCACTACCCTCAACAATAGCCTTAGTTAGTGCTTCAAGGCTACGTAAGTCTCCTAAGTATTCTTCAATGAAGCCACGCCCATAGTCCTCACCATCAATACGGATAAACCGTAGTGGGATAAAGGGATTGCGGTCTACTTTATAAGTACCCTTGGACTCCTCAATGGATATACCTGCTACCTCTTGTTCAGTTTCCCATCCTTTTTTAGTACGGCAAACCTTGGTATACAGGTGGTGGTTCTTCATTGGGGTATCACCTGCTGTAATGACAGCTTGTGCTGCCTCTGGCAACATAATACCCGCTACTGATTCTTTTGTAATAATTTCTAGCACGTTCCCCATCATGTCACGTTTAACTACGTAACGATCAGGACGATACACACGCATCTGTCCCCTTGGGTCTTTAAATAAAAGCGCATTACCTGATACAATTAGAAGCTTTAGTGCTTCAAACACAGGAACACGAACTGCTTTGCCCTCAATCTCTGCCAATGCTGCACGTTCAATACGTGCTAACCCTTCCTCTACCTGTCCACGATTGTCACCTGCAAGTTCCTGCAAGTCAAAATCATCAATGGTCAGACGAAAGAAGGGTGTGTTAGGTGGCAGGAGAGCCATCAATAATTTAGAGGCTAGATTGTTTACACCCCTAGCACCAATACCTTGGTAGGGTGTAGCATATGTTGAGGACGAACTGTGTCCTTCCTCTGGTAACAGAGTAGGGATAGTTAGTCTAGCTGCCTCTCGCCCTCGTTCAAGAAAGGTATCACGTTCACCTTCCAGTTGGCTGTAGCGTTTAGCTACTGTACCTAGTTCCATTTCCATAGTCTAATCCTTTAGGTAGTAATACCTCTGTAGGGTGGGATGGCTAATGTATTCTTCTTTTTCTTATAGATGCTTTCTTCTTCATCTATCATCGCCTGTTCCTCAGGGTCTTCTACACGTAAGGTTTGTTTATCATCAGCATCTCTGCCCATGAGTTTTTTAGCCTCACCTGTATTCATCAAAGCTAATCCCATGATCTTATCCCTTCGGTATATTCAAGCCAGAACCACCACTACCACCCACTGCAATAGCTGCTGCTGGTGTGACAAGTTGTTTCTTACCTTTTTTACGCTTTCTACGCTTAACGCCTTCCGTTTCTACGGTAGCTTCTACTTCTTCAGCTTCTTCTCTAGGCGCACCTGTACGTGCCTGTGCTGTCTGTGATTGTTTTGGTGGTCTTCGGTCTGTTTTATCAGTACCTGCCACAGTATCTTTAACTTCTTCAACAACTTTCTTATAAGGCTTTTCTAATACTTCTTCAACAATCTCGTCTGCTACGTTCTTGACACCCTTAGCAACTTTCTTTACAGGTCTTTCCAAAGGCTCAACAATTTTCTTATCTACAAACTTGGTAGCCTTCTTAACAGCCTTCTTTACTTTCTTCGCTGGCGCACCCATGTTACTGTCCCCCTGTAGGAATCTGTAGACCAGAGCCTGTGCTTCCTGTCTGTGTCCCCATGTCTGCGATTATGTCTGTACGTAGGGCTTTCTTACCCTTCTTTTTCTTTTGACCTGCAATATCTACCTCGTCATCAGCCATCTCAATGTCAGGAGTTTTAGCTACTGCTGTCACTGGCCTAGCTGGTGCTGGTAAAGGCTTTGGCATCTTCGGCGCAAATAATCCACCCATGTCTTAATCCTCATATTCTTCGTTGTATAGTTCGTTTAACTTATTTACTACTGACTGTTGGCCTCTGAGAAACGCTAATTCCTCAGAGGTTACTTGTTCAAGTGGAAGCCTATTAGGATAAAGTTCCTGAAGTTCATTTAGTAGAGCCGTAGTAATACCTAGTGTGTATCCAAGTACTTTCATTTTCTTTAACTTTCGCTAATAGGTACAGTTTAGACTATATGTCAACGAGTTCACACGCACCAGCAGTACAAGCTAACGTCTGACTACCACTTGTTGTATCCACTTTTTCGTACAACGACAAAGCTGACCAATCAATAGCATCAGGCATTTGTTCCTTGAGATCATTATATGTTTCCTCATCAATGTCCTGATAGGGTGCTTGTGCATACGTGTGGTCACTATGAGGTAAGAACGAGATACCTGAACATATGTCAAAGTTCTCATAGACCCATGCACCCACTGCCATCCACTCTGCATCCTTGACTGTAATAGTCACTGATGGCTTGTGTTCACACCAGTTGAGTGCGTAGTTTTTCCACAACTCTAGCTGCTGTAGTGCAGTCATATCATTACGAGTGACAGCACCAGATGGTGACTTAGTGGGGAAGCTGAACACTGTAGTAGAGTCTGGCTTCATCACGCATGGTTCAGCAGGGATGCCGCTGTCCTTCATAAACTGTGTCAGTGGGTCTTTGTTATCACCACGTACAGTACGGATGTAGTAAGCACTATGCCGTGCGTGGATACCAGAAGCTGTATCAGTTAGCTGAGATACAGTACCAGAGGGTTTGACACAGGTGATGGCAGCAGAGGCTGGTACACCTAGCTTGTCAGCATACACACGGTTGACATCAATAGCCTGTGCTTTTAATTCTTGTAACCAGCGAGAACTATCTACATTCTTAGATAGCACATTGTTATCCATGATGCCTGTTAGTGACACACCTAGTAGTCGTTCTTCTTCTGTATTTTTCTGCCAAATCTTACGTAAGTATGGCATCTTAGTAAAGGTGGACTGTGCTGTACCAAGGATGGTAGCTAGTCTTACCTTACGGCGTAGACTTTCTAGGTCATCGTGTTCACGTACTACTACCTCAGTCAGATTACAGAACTGGTATGGGCGTAGGATAATCTCAGAACAAGGGTTAGTACCCCACTCATGCCCTGTCTCCCTACGTCCATTCATCTCTACGTGCTTGTCTGCTGCTACACGTGAGAAGATACCACGTTCACCAGACTTAGACTCAACGAGGGACAACCACTCACGCATGAACCCTTCCATGTCAGGCTTGTCTGTGTAGGCTACAGAGTTGTTAGCCAACGCACGTTGACCCTCGTTCTCCCACCAGCTACCAGACTTAGCGTGTGCCATGCGTCCATCGCTGAGGTTAGATAAGCTGATCATAGCTGAACGGCGTACACCACCCACCACTACAACCTCACCAATCTTACACATGATGTCGTGACACTCAATGCTGGTCAGCTTACGTCCTGCTGCTGCCTTGAACTTAGCTACAACAAACTTGAACAAATCATCTAGTGGCTCAGGTCCACTGGCTCTACCACCAAACGTCTTGAGCCTAGCACCTGCTGGTCTGATCTTAGACATATCCCACTTAGGAATGTCACCTGAGTACAGGTGTGACAGTAGTTTATGCAATGCCCTAGCCCAGCCTTCCTTGCTGTCCTTGACTGCAATGATGTCATCACTGATTTCTAGTGTATCAGGTACTTCAGGTAGCTTAGAGATAGACTGGCGTTCTACACTGAAGCCAACACCAGTACCACACAGTAGGATAAACATGGCCTCATCAAAGGCACGGATGTGATCTACAGGCAGGTAGCTACAGTTATAGATACAGGTATTGTCACGGTCTGCTGCTACCCCTGCTGTCATCAAGGCTCTCATGCTAGGCATAACCTCAAGGTTGATGATAGCTTCCTCGATTTCCTCTAAGTCTTTAGGAGGTAGACCAGTGGTAGCAATATAGTTGATGTATCTCTGCACTGTCTCAGGCCAAGTCTCTCGCCTGTTCTCATCCTCTAGCCATCGTGCGTACCTGCTAGTAGCAATGAATGTTTGGTAGTCTGTTGGTAAGTAATTGCTACTCATCTATTGTCTCCCTCTCCGTGTAATGTGCCTTCTTTCTGGCGTTTCTTTAATTTCTCTGCGTTCATCTCTGCAATAGTCTGTAGAGACAGTCCACAGTCATGGGCTAGTGCTGCTAACATCCACAGTACATCACCCATCTCTGCTGCAATGGCTTGCTTCTGATCCTGCATTGGTATCCCATCACGCATCATCTTAGCAATCTTACCTGCTACCTCACCTGCTTCTTCAGCTAGACCCAAGGCTGCGTAGGATACAGCATACTTCTTGGGATATACGGCTGTCTTTAATGCGCCGATCTGGTACTCATAGAAGTTCATCATTCTTCACCTACCTCGTTACCATCACTTTTGATTGCGTACACATTGTCTACGTAGTTAAATCCTGCACCCTGTAAGAAGGACTTGAAATGATAAAGGTGGTCAGTTAAGTCACCCTCAGTTAAGAACATCTGTTGTGTTGATGTTGTCACCTTGCCTTCATCATCGTAAGTTTCTACCTTGTATGTTACAATGTCTGGATGAATTAGGTTACTCATTATTTTCTACCTCAACCTCTGCATCAGCTTTCTCAAGTAATGACGATGTAAGTGTATTACTATACACATTATAAGCAGCCTGTATTTGATCCAAATCCATACGCAGGTTAGCTGCCTTTGCATTTAGATTACGCAAGTGTGCTACACACATCTGCTGTTCTGCTGTCATCTCTGCTACATCATACTCTTTATCTTCTACCATAATTGTATCTTTATTAGTCATTACCAGTTTACTCCTTTTGTTTTCTTTAGTAGATCAATCATCTTGTTAAGATACCATACTGCTTTCTCTGCGTCCTGAATGGGGTTGCCCTTCTTGAATAGGCGTGAACCTGTGTACTTAATGACATTACCATGACAGTAGCTAATAGCTTCGTACTCACCTAGTACGTCCACGATGTAGTCAATAGTTTCAATGCCACTATCTGCGTAGTGGGCAGGGCTGTTTACCATGTCAAACTCTGCTTGTGCTTTCATGTAAGCTTCGTGTCGTTGTTGGGATGCCATAACTTTACCTCTCCTGTGTCTGTGTCATACTCACCGTTGCGTAGGATACGTGCTAGTCGTGCGTTCTCTAGTGCTACTTCTTCAGATAAACCTTTACTCTTAAACGCAGTAACCACTGTATCCCATCCACAACCAGAAGACAAAAGTTTATTAGCAGTCTTGGGACCAATAGTTGGACAGCCGCTGTAGTTATCTGTACTATCCCCAACCAGAGTTTGGTAGGCGAAATTGTAATTAGCTTCTTCTTCAGTGATTGTAGTAACCTCACCATTGAGCCAATGCCTTGCTGGTACAGTGAGTAGGTCTTTGTCTTCAGACCAGATAATAGTGTCAGGGTTTGATGTACCCAATATTCCAAGAACATCATCAGCTTCTAATCCTTTGTATATGATTGTGTTGTACTTACCCATAATGTATTCCCTAGCGTAAGGTAACAGCATAGGCTTACGAGTTTTCTTTCGGTTAGCTTTATAGTAAGGTGCAACCTTCTTGCGATAGTTAGCGCTGTCTGACAAAGCAACGATGCAGTCCTGCACTGGTGCTTCATCTGTTAGCTTGGTGATCTGGTCAGAGATTCGTACAGCTACATCATCTTCAAAACAATGCAGTGTCCAGTGACCATCACCCCAATTCACTGGTGTCTCAGCAGACATAGCTGCCTTGTAAGCAATAATGTCACCATCAATAAGCAGTAGGGTCATCGTTAATCTCCTCATCTTTCTCAGACTTTCGTAGTATACGTAGCCCTGTCTGTACCTGAATGTAGTCTAAGTATGCCTCAACAATCCACTTAACACTGAGACAAATACTAACACTCATAAACGAACAGGTTAGTATTAGCTTCCAAATGAAATCAAAGTCCATTCAACTTCTCCTCTACCTGTACTAGTACCTGTCTTGCCTGTGCTTTCTTTAACTTGAACCATTCGTTCCTGCGATCACTAGCCATGCCCTCTGCTATCTGATGTGCGATAGCCTCAGCCTTACGTCTGTCGTTAGTACTGATAGTAGCTACTACCTCGTAGTCACGGAAGGGACTGCTTGTCTGGTATCCGTTGCACCTATCGTCAGCATCAACAGCCATCCCAATCTTTACCCACTTAGGCCACGCTGGGTTGGTAATGATATAGACCATACCTTCAGTACTACGTTCATAGTTCTTAAGACTAGAGAAGGCTGCCTCATCGAATGACTTGTACCTACCTGCCTTCCACAAGGGGTGAGACTGTGGTACATACTTACCATTGACAAACATACGCTTACTATTCTTACGGTTATGTGACTCTACCCTGTTGCGTCCACTGGAACTACCAACGTACCACCATTCACCATCTTCAAAGACTGTGTTAATATTAGTGGGTGTCTGACCAGTTTCGTCCGTACTTGTACTCACTGTCGAGTCTACATCTGAATCCATAGTGGTGTTCGACATCTCGCATACACTGTTGAATAAGTCTTCCTGTCTCATCTTCTTGACCTTCCTTTACTACTAGTTGAACTTCATCATGTACAAACGCTACGATGGTAGCATCTAGTCCTGCCTTCTTGATAGCATCTGCTATGAATACGTACCAAGTCTTACATAAGATTGCACCACAACCCTGCAACAAACTGTTGAGTGCTGCGTGGCTGTGTCGGATAGGTGTGTGCCTACCATCTAGTCCCTTGATATAACCACGATCATCTGCTGCTTGGGATACTGCATCCTTCAGCTTCTTGAGTGCAGGTAGCTGGCTAAGAAACTTCTTCTTAATACGCTTACCTTCCTTCGCACCCTTGCCTATGATCTTACCAATCTTCTCATCACCTGCACCATACAAGAATCCATAGATGAATGTCTTGGCATTGGAACGTGTGGGAAGACCAGCAGCTTCTTGGTTAGTGGTATGTACGTCACCGTCTAACACTACGTTAGCATAGTTACCGTCATCATACCTAGCCATATAGTGTGCTAGGCAGCGTAGTTCCAAACCTGATGCGTCAGCACCTAACAGGCTGTAGCCCTTGGGTGCAACGAATAAGGAACGACACTCCTTGCCGTAGGCTGCACCAACGCTGGGTACTTGCCCAAGGTTAGGGTTGGCGTGGGTACACCTAGATGTGACAGCACCCATATGGTTTACTCTACCATGTAGTCTGCCGTTCTCCTCTAGCTTGAGCCATGCCTGTTTGCCTGTGGCTAGTTGGCCTATGCGTTTGTTTAGTAGTAGGTATTCCTGTAGCAGTCTAGCCTCTGGCATGTCAATGCTTTCTAGCACTGTCTCATCTACCTTAGGCTCACCACTGTCAGTGAATACTGTAGGCTCCCACCCTCGCTTGATCAGTCGGTCAGCAATCTGCTGCCGTGATGCAGGATTGAATGGGATGGTCTTAGTCTTTGTCTTTAACTCAATGATGGTAGGCTCAAACGTGTCTACCAACTGTTGTTCGATGTCAGCCTTGCGTCCAGCTAGGCTAGCATACAGTTCTTGTGCAGCCTCAACATCAAAGTCAAAGCCTCTTTCCTCTTGTCCTATCAGCAACGTGTGGATTACTTGTTCAAGATGTAACGCATCGCTGCTGAAATTTTTGCTGAGAATTTTCTCATACAGTTTCTGCGTAACCTTTGTGTCTTGGATGCAGTACTCCAACATTTCGGTTGTGTATGCTGCAAAGCTTTCGCTATGATTATTGAAGTCACCTTTTAATTCTCCTAGCCTTACGCCCCAAGCCTTCAAGCTATGACTACCAATGATCTTAGCAGGGAACTTACCCTTGCTGTACATAGTGAAGTCTAGTTCTTTTAGGTGAGGCCAGATTGTCCTAGAGTATACCAACGTATCTACTACCTTACCCTTGAAGGTAAAGTCGTGTAGCTTCTTCATCACACGCAAGTCGTAGTCGATGATGTTGTGACCAATCAAGGTCTTTGCATTGTCCATAAACTCCAATGCTTCTTGCGTCTGTGTTGGGTCAAAGGTGTGTACCTCATCAGTGTGTACATCTCTGAAGACATGACACCAAACTTGTGTCACCTCTTTGAGTAGATGGTCTGCTTCTAAGTCCCATATGTATTCCATACTGTGTCTCCGCACTAGTTAAAATTCTACGTCTGGTTCTTCCTCGTCATCAAAGAATACTTCAACCATCCGTCCACTGTCCTTCATGTACTGAAGGCTGTTGCATAGGCCAGTCTCACCTGACCATCTGTTCTTCAACACCCTGACGTTGCTTATGTCTGGACGTTCCTTGTCTTGCTGGTTCCTTTCCAATCCAATCACGATGTCACTAAGCTGACCGATTGCAGCACTGCCACGTAGTTGTGACATGCTAGTCTGTGCGCCATCCTCATGTCCCCTGTCACCAGACGGACGCTTGAGGTGTGAGATAAGTATCATACCACAGTTAAGTTCCTCAACAAGAGAACGCATAGCTGTCATAGTGTTGTCAATGATACGTCTTTCATCTCCACCTTCTAACCCACTAACAACGATACTGATATGATCAAGTACAATAAAATCGCAACCACAACCACGGACAAGGTAGCGTATCTTGGATAGCAGGTTGTCACTATCAGTACTGCCCCAATGATCATACAGATATACTCTACCTGAACCAACTGTTGCATCAAAGGCATCACGTAACTCCTTGTCATTGATGTCTAGTTCACCTAGATGCAAAGGCTTGTTGAGTTCGATTGACATAAGACCTAAGGCAGTACGCTTGACGTTCTCCTCTAGTGCTATGTAACCCACTGTCTGACCTGACTGGATAAGACCATGTGCTAACTCACGTGCTAGCTGCGACTTACCAATGCCCGATCCTGCTGTCAGCGTTACGATCTCACCCTTGCGACAACCACCTACCTTCTCGTTCATACCTGAGTATGGGTAGGGGATAGACACACGATCATCCACTGCTGTCACCACATCCCACAAGTCAGTACCAGCTACGATACCATCAGGTCTGTAGGTCTTAGCACCCCACACTGCCCTGATTACTTCCTCAGTTCTACCAGCCTGTAACATTTCGCTGGCATCCTTGAGGGGTAGGCTGGCAATGCTTGCCTTGTCTGGTGGTAGTATCTTGGCACACTCAATAGCTGCTGCCTGTCCTACCTCATCCTGATCAAACATAAGGATGATCTTGTCGTACTTACATAGCCATTCGATTGACTTGGCTATGGCTTTCTTTGCACCTGCTGCACCATTTGGTACACTGACCACACTATACTTGTTGTCAAAAATTTGACTGACTGATAGTGCGTCCACCTCACCCTCTACGATAGTAATCATCTTACCACCATCACGGCATAGGTGTTGACCATACAGGCCAGCATCCTTGAGGCTACCAATAACAGTGAAGTCCTTGTTAGGGTGGCGTACCTTCTGTGCTACAACGTGGTTGTCCTTGTTGTAGTAGTTGGCTACTTGTACCTTCTTACCGTGGTACTCAGCCACACCGTAGCCCCAATGCTTTAGTGTTTTCTCTGTTAGTTTTCGCTTGGCTAGCTGTGTAGGTATAGGCTGCAAGAACTTAGTGTCAATGCTAACCGTATCTCGTACTGGTTCCATACTATTTCCTTCTGCTGGTGTAAACTTCTCACACGCAAAGCAGTAGTGATTGCCAGAACTATACAACGCATTGGCATCACTACTGCCACAAGATTCACAGGCTTCGTGCCTGATGAATGTACTGTTATCTTCCATTGCCTAAGCCATGTCTTAGGGTTTGTGCTGTGTTCTCAAGTCCGTGAACAATCTCCATGATTAGTTCATCATCATACTTGATGTCATCTGATAGCATAGCATGTGCCATGTCGTAATAGCTTACATGTTCTGCTAGTTCATGCTGGTCTACATAGACTGAGACACTAAGACCATACTCACCAAACTCAGCGTTCATATCTACTTCAGATACCCATTCTTCCTTTACGTCAATGACACTCATAGCCACTCCTTAGGTATAGTTCCTTCTGCCCAGACAAAACCTTGTCGGTCTGCCCACTCACCACAGGTCATCTTAGACCCATCCTTTCTTTTCTTAGCACCCTGAATAGTAGCACTGGCTTTCTGAAAGACAAAGCGTACATCCAAGTCAGGATACTGTGCCTTGATTGCCTTCATCTTGCGTTGGCTATCCTGTCTTAGATAACCTTTCAGTTCTACTATCATTGTGCCTACCGATAAGTCAGGGATGTAGTGACGTTCCACATAGTAAGCCAGCTTCTCTGGCTCATACACATAAGGAACGCCACGTTCATCTAGGTCTGCAATGACCCTTGCCTCAAAAGTCCCCTTCGTCATCGGCATTACCAGTAGCAGGTTCATCATCGAACATGTCGTTGCTGTTGTCCTTGGCTACAGCTTGTGCAACATACCCATCTTCCTCATCAAAGATAGATGCTGGCGCACCATACTCTACCAAGTCAATGACCTGCATTGCCTTCAGTCGTAGTGACACACCCACCTGCTTGGTTGACTGCATCACATATGGGAATGGCTCGACAGCAATCTTAACTGTTGATCCATTGCCGACAGCAATAGACTTATCCATCGGTGTCTTCTTGGCATCCACCACTGATGGCTTCTGTGTGTATGTCTCGCCTGACTTAGACTTGATGCGTGCCTTCAGCTTAGACTTGAACACTAGGTTGCCAGTCTCATCACCGTTGTCGTCTACTTCCTTGGTGTACGGTGTAGCTGTGGACAGGACTGCCTTAAGTTTTGGGTTGTCCTTGACAGCCTCTTGGAATTTACTCTGGATAATTCCATCAAGCTGTTCACACACTGCTGCTGCTTCTGCTTCAGGTACGATGACCTGTGTTGAGTACTCTCCCTCTGGTACGAACCGTGTATCAGGGTCAAATACTTTTGCCCATTGGGCTTTGCCTTTAATGATAATCACTATCACTTCTCCTTAGTTGTTAAAGTTAGTTAGGCTATAGGTACAGATTAGAACTATGCAAAAAAGTATTGTGATTTCAATACGTTGTTGATGTCTAAACTACCCTGCTTCGGTGGTGTTGGAACGTCCTCAGTTCCAAGTGTGACAATAGCATGTTGTCTTAGCATTGTCAACACATCATGTTCAGTATACATCTGAACAAACTCTTGTCTCAATACATCAGACAGCCTTGGCATCTCGCTACTGTGTGTACCATAGCTGTCGTGTACCATGGCAAAGTGTCTGATACCCTGCTGCTTGCAGGTATTGATAGTCTTAGTCATAGCTGCTGCATCCATAGAGTGGATGAAGTTAGGGCTAGCACCTGAACCAGTACGCCGCTTGCTTACTTGGTTAGGTATATCTCTGTTGAGTACTAGCTGTATTGTGTTGCCGTTGATTAGGCTAGTGATCCTACGTTTCTCTACGTCATTGTAGTTCTGCATGACCAGCCAGTTGGTTGGTGTTACCCATTCCATGTGCTTGTTGTGACTGGCGTAGACAGCACCGACATCCTTGATGTAGTCCATGACCTGTCGTGCTGCTGTAATCACACCGTTGATTGCATCCCACACATGCCTAGCTAGGTAGATGGTAGCATCGAATAGGTCATCACCAAATATATCTGGTGTTCCCTTCTCAATCTTATCACGCATAGCTTCCTCAATGTAGGTACGACATGAGTGTATCGTGCCGCTGTATGGTACAATCATCACTGACCGTTTAGTTAAAGATCTGTCGATGCCAAACTCTATAAATTTTTTCGCTAGAATTTCTCCTTGGTCTGCATCCTTGGTGATGTTACGCATGGCTTCCTCTGCTACCTCAGTGTAGATGTCTTGAGGTACATCAGATGCTAGTAGGTTGGTTGCCCTACCACCACGTTCATCACGCAGGATAGCTGATAGATGTTGTAGTCCGTTACAGCTACCATCAGCAGATACAGGTAGGTTGGACATGTACCCCCAGCCATGCTTGACTAGGCCAGCAAACTCTAAGCACCAGCCTAGAAACTGAAAGGGTTTGTCTGCATCTAGCCACCAGTTGTTATCGTATGGGTTGTCAGACACACGCTTAACCTCATCTGCTATATCCCACGCCCAACCCTCACGCTGGTCTAGTGTGATCTTGTCGTTGCCGTATAGGTTAGCACCATGAATACACAACCATCGTGCGTCATCCCAATTGTTGATGGCCTTGTCTACCTTGAAGGTCATCAATCCCTTACTCCAGTCTGCTGCCTGTGGTGACAGGAATGTGCTGGCTGGGTACTTGCGAGAACGAAAGTCATTCTGCCATACATAATAGAACTCATCGTACTTGCTGTATTGTTCAGCTATCTGTAGTGTGCGTTCCACCTGTATGCGCTTGCTTACAGTCTTGTTGTTGTAGGTATACACCTCGTTACGTTTCTTACTCCAGTCCTTGAACAGCTTGCGTTCTGCCTCATCCATAGCTGCTGGTTCTTTGTTGAATGGGTAGCTAGGTAGTGGTCTGTCCTCTCTGGCTGGTAGTCCTGCCCACTCTTGTCCACTGTCCCACATGTTACGGATGATCTCAAGCACTGGCCTGTTGATCTGCCATGGTGTGTGTTGCAGTGTGTTCAAGCAGTCGAACTCTTGGGATAGGTCACGCTGTTTCAGCTTGGTCATGTGTGCCTTCATACTATCCTCTCCTGATTATACTCAATGGGTCTAAGAAATCTGCGTAGTATCCACCCCCCTCTGTGTCTGTCCAGTCCTTGGGTGGTACGATACATGGTGTCCATCGTGGTCTTGATACTTCCATGTGTGAATTAAATGCCTTGACCCACTCCTCTGTGATGGGTGTTGCCCTAAGATATGTAGTCGTTTTGTTTCTACTAGTCGATAGCCTTTCCAGTCTGACTAGCCCTGTGTTCTTGATGATTACATCAACCAGCTTCATGCCTACATGGATACGTTGATCACCTGTCCATGCTAGATGTTTGTATCCATCCTTGTTCATCTTGTTAGTCAGGCCGTAGCGTCTAGCTGTCGTACCCTTCTCGTTGGCCTTCTTGATTGTGTTCCTTGCTACATCCCCCTCTGCTTCGATCCACTTCTCTAGCCTGTCTTGCATCTCTATGTTGACACCAATATTCTTTGCCACTTTAACCAAGGCTTGAGCCTTGCTGATGCCATCAACCATAGAGACTAGGGCTATGTATGCTACTGCGTCAGGCTTCATGCCTTGCAGCTTCTTGTAGGCTACGTCCCTGTTGCTGGTGGGTGTGTCTTGTACTTGCTTTACCCCTTCAGCTACTGAGCCTACCACTGTGGCAATCATAGTCCTGCCATGCAGTGTGCGTGTCTCTCTGCCCTTGCCTACTGCCTCATCTATCACACGCCTAAACCTGTTGATGCCAGCGTTCAGCATTTCTCTTTCTAATTCAAGCTGTTGTTCTAAACTGTACCCCATAGCCACACCCCTGTTACATGTATAGTATTACTGATAGGATTGGTACGCCTACGATCAGACCAAACATACAAGCAAGCTGAACACCTAACCATGATTCGTTGTCGTTAATACTAGCTAGCATACCTGATAACATAACCAAACTTAGCATACCCCAAACAAAACCTTCCATCATTCCTCCCCATAGTTACGCATCATCCAGTGTTGTTGTGCTGATACTTGTTCGTATTCAGTAGACTCTACTGCCCACCTCGCGTTACACTCAGGACAGAACCACTCAATCATACCATCCACTGCGTATAGTGCTTCTGCCTCACCATCCCCACACATATCACATTGTTTAAAACCCATACTCATAACCCTGCCTCCTCTTTAACTCTTAGTAGTTTACCTGCTACATATCCATGCTTAAACTTCATGTGATACTGAGCCTGTTCATTACTATCATACTGGTTGTCATATGTCAAGGCATGATAGCCGTTGTGATACCCCATGACATAGGCATCATCGTACTTGTTGCGTGTTAGCTGGTGCTTGTAGTTACTCATCTTCCATCTCCATTGCATCCTGTGTAAAGAACTCTCTGTGTACTGTTTCAGGTTGGTATTGTGATGGTATATTAGTACCATACTCATCTGCTAGATCATAGGCTAGTTCTTCTGCTTGACCCGCATCTTCTGCATCTATATCAATAACTATAGACTCCTCATGGTATATAGCTACTCTGTATCTAGGCATCGTCATCACTCCACACTAAGTTAATCACCTTATACCTAGCACTATCAACCTTACCTACCTGTGACATCCAGATATCCTGACACTCATAGACTGTCTGTAGCATATCACTAGTTTCGTTTAGTAGTTCCTTGAGTGCTGCCTTCTGGTCTGCATTGAGTACCTTTAGCAAGTCCTTCTTTGCTTTCTTCCGTGCTGCTTCTCTCTTGTGGTACTCTTTCATGTGATCGGTCATTGCTTTGTCTCCGTCTTGATTGCATGATTGCTTTAGTGACTGGTGTTATCTTCATCGTGTACCAGCTTTAGCATAGGTTCGTTGTCGTTGTCAACCCCATAAAGGTAAGTCTCATAGTAAAGATTATCGTCATCCATTAGCTGGTATAGATAGTCAAAGACACAGTGCTTCAGTGCGTTGTCATCCATACAGTGTCCATCAAAGTCTAACTCTATCACCACCTTGGTTGATGCTTTAGGTGTCCAAGTCATTAGCTTACTCCTTCTGCTATGTTTACATATATTCTATCTACTACTTCCTCAAAATAATCAATCAGTTTTTCTGGTGTGTACTCTCGCTGATACTGTGTGCATCTGGTAGTACCCTTAACATTGCCACAGATAGACCGAAGCTTTCCCTTCTCGCAATAGTGTAGCGTCTTGTCTTCTGGTGGTAGCATAGGCAAGTCAGCCTTGTCAATACCACAGATATAAAGCTTAGTCTTCTTGTGTGCTACATGACCAAAGTCATACTGGTCTATCAGTATAGTAAACCCACCATGCCCATCAGTCTCGCCTACATCTGGCAAGTGCTTACCAAATAACCTAGACCCGCTTGGATGTTCTAATATTCCACCATTCTTTCGTATCATATCTATAGACCACAAGGCTAAGTCTGCCTCGCCCTGTCTAGGGTTTGCCATGTGTGACAGTCTGCCCCATGCCCTACATGGTGGATGGCATACTACTGGTTGGACTTCTTCATTGAAACTTAAAGCGTCCCTGTCTGCATCATACACATCCCAGCTACCACGCTTTTTATATGCGCTGTCCTTCCGTACAAATAGTGCTACATACATTACCTTACCCTCCTAAAACAGTGGTTCATATGTTGCGCCATCATTATGCCTATCCTTTAGACCTGATAGCTGTTGCCTCATTGCTGTAACGTCCTTACCTTGCCATTCAGCATCTTCTATCTGGACTTGTAGTGCCTTACTAAGTTTAAGGATACAAGCAAGCCTTTCGTCCAGTGTTACATCAGGATAGGCCGTGTCAATATACATGCCCATGACTAGCCCCCTTTCTTGTCTAGTGCTATGTCTGCCAGCTTGTCGGCTGCGTAGCTTGCTTCTTCTTGTGTTAGGTACTCAATCAGTACGTCAAAGATTTCGTTTGTTAAGTCTGTTTTGTTTTGTGAAACTACCTGTTGCATGGTGTTGTATTCTCTTTCTGTTGTTGTTGTGTTATCTAGTAGACGATTGATACCAGCATATTATTGTAGCGTCAATCGTTTTTTTTTATTTTACCTTTACAAACTTGCCTGACACTGTGTCACGTTGCGCTAACAGATAGCCCTTGTTGGTGCTGAATGTACCCAGCTTGCCGTATCGCTTGGTGGTACGTCTAAACTGTACCTGATCAATGGTCAAGACTGGACGCGCTGTTGTTGTTGTTGGCTTAGTGAATAGGTTTTTGATAATGTTTAGCATTGGTTTAGTTTCCTTTTGTTGTGTTGTATTGTTTGACTAGTTTGTTTGCTGCGTATGCTGCTTCTTCTTTTGATACCCCATATTCAATGAGAAGTCTATATATTTTTTGTACCTTTGTCATTTTATTTCACCCCTTGATCATAGCCATACAGGATGCCCCTTAGAAAACTGTCCATCTCTCTTGGTGATACCCTACCAAAAAGAACAAAGCAATCGCTGGCATCTTGGACTAGTAATTCATAGCCACCATAGATAGGGTTATTATCTAGCTGCCATGCACTGTTTAGCTTGGCGTTTACCCTGCTTAAAAGAAACTCTAAATCTTTTCTTGATACTCTATTCGTTGCCATTGTCTTACCCCTTATTTAATGTTGTGAATCCTGCGCCATGCCACCCATGTGATAGCTTGCATCTCATAAGCCTTTATATCACATTGATTAGCTGCATGTCTATAGGCATCTTGCAATAAAGCATATTCTTTTTTGCCTATGCTTGTCTTGTCGTCCGTTAGTCCAATGCGTTCAGCATATGCTACGTTCCGTGCATGTCCGTCAATGGTGCATGTATTCTCGCCCATGATATTCTCAAAAAAACAGGTAATCTTTTGCCCATTCAATATAACCTTGGCTTGTGCATAGTCTGGCATGTCTTCTAGTATACGCCAAGCCTTGGCTTTCATGGTATGGTATGTGCTAACCTTTACCGATTCAATATGATCGCCATTGATAAACGCTGCAATCAAATCATCTGCGTTGGTTACGTTTCTTTCCCACTTGTTGTTTGGTGACAAGGCTGCAACGACACCGACTACAATATGTTCAGGCATGTCATGCTTGTTGGCAATGGTGCGACACTCGCACAAGGCTTGGTGATACCATGTCATGCCGTGATTAACTTCATCTGGTGTAGCTAGGTTGTGAATAGCTATGATATTTGCGACTAGGTTTTTCATTACAGAATATCCTCAATTGCTAGTTTGATTGAACGCTTGTTAAACTTTGCACCATCCGGTGTAGTCTTGTCAAGCCACTTTGCACATAAAACTTTTAAGCCTTTTACATATCCTAATTCTTTCACGGTATCGTAAGCTGTACGATATAGATATTCATCGTTGTTAATCCAAAGCGACACGTTCCATGCGTTCCATGATGGATATCCGTTGTAACCTTTTGCCATTGTCTTATCCCTCAAAATAGTCGTTACAGATTGCAGCAATCATGCTAGCTAGATACAAGGCAAAGCCGGTGATGCCTAGTAAGAATATAAATACGATAATAAAGTCTAACATGTCAAGCCCCTTTGGTTATTGCTAGGGACATCATCGCCCCTAGCGTTTAGAATGTCAAGCGATTATTTGCTGATAGCTTGAAGCATTTCTTGGATTGACTCTTGCAGCCTTGCCGTTCCGCCCATGATTGAGCCTAGTTTTTCCAATTCACCAGTCGCCTTATCATCTAAAGCATTAGCTATACGAATTAAATCCATGTAAGTGAGTGTCGCTGTTACTGTTTTATTTACTTTAAAATCTGCCATTGTCTTAAATCCTCTTGGTTTGTTGCGTTGTCTTCTAGTCTGTTTCGCTTGCCACTAGATAGCCGTAGCGTTTAAGTGGTTAAAGCTTCAAGGATTGTCTGCCGTGGCATTGCGTCCCCTTGATGCTTAGAAGTAGATCATGCCTTGAGATGTTTGACAACCCACAAAATGCAAAAAAATAGATAAAAATTGTGAATCATAGGCTAAGTGATTGAAAAGATTATGAAAGAAAGTTTAAGATTGTTTGAAATAAAAAGAATAGATAGAGAGAGACACAAACATGTTGCAAAAATGTCACACATGTTGCACATCTGCAACACTGCGCCAGCCCTTGCGTCAAATGTTTGACATTTACAACATGTCTGAGATGTGGTAAACTGAAGGAACGCGCGTCATGCGTGCGGGGGTGCGCGCGATTCTATACTATTATATACCCCCTCAGATTTTTCTGTAAAAAATCTAACACCATCTTAAACACCCTACACATCTCTGCCACATTGTTTAAGCACAGTTGTGTTACTCCTCTATCAGAATAACTACAACGTCTGTGTTACACAAAGTACAACATAGTAAAGGTATAGTTAAACATACTTTAACATATACCTATACTATACTATGTAACAGGGGTCTAGCCTAAGAGGTACAGATTAGAAAAACCCTAAGGATTCTCTAGGTTTCTTACCGAAGTTAAAACCATCCATAAACTTGTCTAGTTCTTCCTCAAGTAATTCTTCTTTTCTTGTTCGTATTTCTGTATCTGCATCAGCAGCCATCTGGTCTGACCAGTACTGCACTGCCATAGCAAGTACGTCAAGTCTATCGTCATGTGCTAATGCCCCTCTTTGTTTTGTTATACGTGTCATCTGATAGGCTAGCATATATTTAGCAGCCTTATCTGGTGGCATGTGTTGAGTACTATCGTAGTCCTTTTGTATTACCTTAGGGTCTACAACCAGTCTATGCTGGTTCATAACAGGCTCTAGGGTATCTATTATTCTGTGTTCTTTCTGTTTACTGTGTCTAACTTCTTCCATCGTCACAGGATAGGTCTTCAGTAAGTAGGGTTTTAGTAGTTCAGTAAACATACCATCACCAAAGTTACTTTCAACCAACACCATGTTTACCTGATGTATCTTAGCTAGGTCTGTTAGATGTTGCAGCGTACTATTACTATAGCCACCCTCAACACCACCACAGTCAACCACGTGTAAGAAACCGTTTAACATCTTAACAACAGCGTAGGCTGTCTCGGCAGAGCCTCTACCAGAGGGGTCCATGGCTAAGACACTACCAGTGGAGTTAGCCCTGCCTATGGTGTCTTC